TTAAAAGGTTATGGTGTTAAATTGTTTTTTTATACAACTAATAGCTTTGAAATTACTGTATCTATTTTTATATCTATACAAGTCATTGGTTAAAATGTAACTATCTATTTGCGTTCTGTTATCTGTTAAGTTGTAACATATAAAACCTTTGTTAGTTGTTTGCAATTTTCTGCTTAAGTTGTTATTTATTTTTAATGTGAACATAATTTTTTATTTTAATAGTTAGTAATTACAAAACCGCTTTTGTCTTTACGTGCCTTGCCTTTTGCTTTTAATCCTAATATGACATTCTTAAATTTAATCATTTCGAGATCACTTTTATCACCGTCAACAACTTTGATGCCTTTGTATGTTTTTGGTAAATCATTGCTAAAAACTGCAGCAATATTAATACCTAAATTTAACGCTTCATTAACCTGGTTTTGGTTGCTTTCACTTTTAGAAAATGTTAATGTGTAATTTCTGTAATTTTGGTATCTCTTGGCTCTTGGTAGGCTCTTGGTATAATCATAAAAATATACTTTATCGTAATGTAGTAAATCAACGTTAAAATCAAAATGTTTATCTAATAAGTATAAAAAATCAATGTCCGAAGTTCCATTTAATCTAAATGCGATTTTTTCATTTTTGTCACTAGCTTTTTTTATTTCCTTTTTTATTTCCTTTAATAGTTGAGCTAAAAAAACCTTTTTATCCGATACGAAATAATTTGCTTTATTGATACGTGACAATTGCACGTTTGAAAACGCACCACGTCCCGCAGTATTTAAACAACTATCAACGCAACCAGTTGTAGAGTCTTTACATAGTGTAATACCTTTGTAGTTTAAATTATGCGGTGCAAGATACAAGATAAACGTTTTTATATCGTTTTTAGATGTTTTAGCATTTGTGCTACCTTTTGAAAGTAGATTTTTTACAGGTTTATAATGTTTTAAAGTTTCCATATTGTTTGATTTTAAAATCCGAAATTAATTTCTTAAATAGTTTTCAATTAATTCTATTGCGAACTCGTCTAAAATTGTTTCTTTATTAGAAGTTAAATTTTTGCACGAATAACAAGTAATAAACAAAGCGTTTTCTTTGCAATCAATAACACCGCTTATTTTAGCGTCAATTTCATATATATTTGTAAAGCCTTTATAAATATGTGTTAATTTATAAATTAAATATATTCCGTTTTGGTTCTGTAATTCTACTATTATTTTTTCATTCATAATTTAATTATTTTAAAATCCGAAATTAATTTCTTTTTTGGTTAATAGTTTGTTTTGTTTCTTAATTTGTTTTTTTAGATTCTTTACGAGATGCAATAAATACAAATTATCAGTTGCGGTTGCTAAATTTTTAATATCTCTTAATGAATTTTTTACTTTTTCATTTTGTAATCTTAAATTTCTTTGTTCTGTTGTTTCGTTCATTGGTTTAGTTTTTAATTATTTAATTCGTGATTATTTTCGAAAGTTTCTACTACTATTTTATTAATATTTTCAATACTAAATTTATACGAATCACCACAGGAAAAATGATTTGTATTCGTGATGTTTATAGAATTATCTTTTTTGTCATAGTAAAAAAGTAAATTAATATAGTCATTAATGTAAACATTAAACGAATTTTTTTTAATGTTAATTAATTTATTTGATAATTGTTTTTCAGTTAATTTCATTATTTTGAGTTTTATAGGGGAGTTGCCTCCCCTTTGTTAATGTTTATTTTAATAAGTTTAAAAGCATTTTTAATGTCTTTATATCAGCCTCTAAAGAATCGACTAATTCTAAAGCCCCATTGCTTTCTAAGTGTTTAAAAGTGAAACTTTCTGAAATTGCCTTTTCTGTTAAATTTGGATGAATAGAAATTAAATTTCTAAGCTCCTGTGCATCTATTTTAATATTGTTTAAATTTTTTAAAACTTCAGCTCTTACTTTTACTTGTATTGAATGCATAATTTTTTATTTTAATATGGTAATTTGTTTCCCACAATGCAAATATAATGCAAATTAATTTAATACACAACAAAAAAACAAAAAAAATGTAAAAATAACACAAAAATAATTTTTCAACGTTTTTCACTCCTTTACAAATAGGCTAAATTTGTAGAGCCTGCACCCGTCAAAATTAAGGTACAAAATTATTAATAAAAGAACGTGCGTGTGTGAATACAATAATTTTTTCACATACACAAATAAAATTGCTAATTTAGAATGAAAATAAATAACAAAAAAAATAAAAAAATGTTTGTCAGAACCAAAAAATTATTATACCTTTACACCGTACTACTGACGGGTACAGGTCTGAACTGAGAGGTTCGAAAGAGTAGACTCCGTCCTACCCTAAACTCAAATTATCAAGAATCATTCTAAATAACAAAAATACCCCCATCATATTAAACAGCCCCCATCATATTAAACATAGGGTATCATATTAAACACCCCTCCATATTAAACAATCCCCATTATATTAAACATAAATCAAAAAAAAAGCCTCGCTAAAGGCTTTCTTTGTTTTTATATCTTATTATTCTTTTGTTATATTAATCTGGTGATATGTACCGTTAAAATTAGTAATGAATTCAGTATCTACATTGTAGCTGGTTTCACCATCGAAAAACATTAATGTATCACTAATTAAATTTAAAAATATTTGTTTCTGTTTGGGTGTAGTGTCTCTGTAAAAATCCATTACTTGTTGAAAATCTTTTGTGTATTCCATATTATTATAAATTTATATTAATTATTCTTAATTGTTTTTTTACTATATCAGTCAGCAGAAACTCACTATTAATGCCGAACTTTTTTCTATGCCTTGTCAAATCATTTGTAAGAATCATTTTATCAATCGTATTGTCTTTAATAGTGTAGACAATAAAATCTTTTTTAGTAGTGTAGATTTGTACTGCTTTAAGGATGTTTATATTCATATTATTTAGTTTTATAGTTTTTATTAATCTTCAAATAATACTTCTATCTTATACTGCACATCATCTATTGCACTTAGAATATCTTGTACATCATCGTGATAATCATCATCATCGCTTTTAGTTAAATCCATTATAATTCTGTATGCATCATCCAATAATTCTATTGATGTTTTTATAGTCTGGTTTTTATTATGTACTGTATTATACGCTTGAGAACCTGCTTTACTAAGTTCATACCAATTATCAACCTCTCTTACTAATATATCATCATCATCTCTTGTCTCTATACTTCCAACAACATATTGTTCATTTGAGATACAATCACAAAGTATTTGGATTTGGTCTAAATCATCTCCTGCCACCCAATCTTTACCGAATATTTTTTCTGCTTGTCTTTCTAAATTGTTTCTTCCAACAAAACCATAAGTAGATATGTACCTACCTTCTAAATTTACTTTCATAATACTTGTTTTTAATAGATAACTTAATTGCTATCTGAGGCAAATATACACTTTATTTTTAATTACACAACAAAAAAAATAAAAAACTTTGCAATTTAACTTTTTTTATGAATTGCCATCTTTTAACACTATTGTAAATTTGTAACATAACTTAATAAGGAAACAGGTGCATACGTCTACAACAATTTTTTCATATAACAAAATAAATCTACTATTAAATTTTGGTATGAATAATAATGAATTGCACCCCATTATATTAAACATAAGGTTACCCCATTATATTAAACATACCCCATCATATTAAACAAAAAAAGGGAGACAAAATTAATTATCCCCCTTCATATTAAACATTTTATTATTACCTTATCACATAAACTCCAGAGTTTACTCCCTGTATTAAGTACATCATACCATACCTAATAGCATCTATAAAGTGATTAAACTTATCTATTGGAGCTTCACCCTTATCTTTCCATACATAGTTGTTTAGCTCTCTTATTATGCCGTGAGAACCTCTATCTACTACTATCTCATAATCTTGCATAAGAGCAATACCTGATAATATACTACCTTTCTTCTTAATTGTAGGCTTTATGTTAAGACCCAATGTTTTCATCTCTGATATTAAACGTGGTTCACTATTATCACAGATAATTAAATCCATACCACACTCTCGTTTATTCATACCTGCTATCTCAGATGTGTTTAGATTAGGTTTTCCGTAGATTTCCTTAACCCAAACCTTTCTTGCGTTCTTATCTACCGAAATCTTCACAAGTGTCGTTAAATCGGCTGAAAATCCAAA